CGTTTATTTTCTTTCGAATTTCGGTAAAGGAATCAAGCACCGAGCGCAGCGCGCGAATCTTGCCGACGGTTTGGTGATAGGCGTTGCGTTTCATCTGGCCGGCGGCGAAATGCTCTTTCGCTAACTCGATTTCCTCGCGGATGTGCTTCTCAAGCTCGGATTCAAATTGCGATTGGCTCACGCAGGTAGCGCTCCTTTGCGAGCCGGTCATCCTCTTCCCAGCGTCTGCGCCATTCCGCCTGCCACTTGGCATTTCGCACGACAGTCGCCGGATCAGGTGGCGTCGCCCATTTCGATTCGAGTTCAGCGACGCGCAACTCGGCGCGACGAAGAGAGTCAGCGTCTGGCGTACTGCGGATCGGAGCCTGTTGCGAAGGCACTGGGTTACCATAAGGCCCGTATTTATCCCGAAAAATCTGACCGGCGAACTCGGGTTCACTAACCACGAAGCCTTCTTGAGGGTGACGTGCGCCGCCAAGTTGCTGCGCGAGTTCCTGCTTGTGCACGTCACCTACGTAAACCACGGCACCTCGCTCGTCCAGTCCCCAATAAGAGGGGTCCATGGGGTCTGGCTCATACCTGCGAATCAATGTCCCGTAGGTGCCCTTTCCATGCCATTCACCATGACCATCATTGATCAGGTCGGCAAGCGGCCCGCGGTCGACATATTTGCCAAGCGTTCGATCAAAGTAAACCTGTGTGTATGCCTCGGATCCCGACGTTCTTTCCCACAGACTCATGATCTGCGTCTGCGCATCGTAGGTCACGCGGCCTGCGGCGAGTTCTTCGGCCCACAGCGGCGTGACTTCGGAAGGAATCATCAGCGATGCGAGCGGGTGCGCGCCCCATCCACCAATCGGCGGTAAGAAAAACGTTCTGCGTGGGATCAGCAATCCGGGTGCGAGAATCGCGCCAGCGGCGAGCATCGCCATGAATCCGCGCCGACTGGTTTTACCCATACGCGCGAATTTTCTCGAGTCTGCCCTTCCCGCCGCCCGCGCCGCTGTCAATCGGGTACGCGCGGCCGCCAGATTTGCGCCCCATCATCGCGCCAGGTGGCATCGGAGGCGGTGCGCCTGGGCCTGGGGCCATGCCTTGCGGCGGCGGAGGGGGAACGCCTTGGCGTAGGCCCAACGGACCACCAGGAGGTGCTGAAGGTGCGCCCATCGGGGGTGCCATCGCAGGTTTCGCGGGCGCCACGATGATGTTGATGTTCGTTTTCCCCGTCGCGCGACCGCCTTTCTTGCGCGTGGGACGAATGATGCCGTCCGCGGAGTGCGGCCGGTTCGCGCCCGCTTCGCCGCCGGTGGATTTGTGGGGCATCGATCTCAGAGTTTTCGCAAGGCGTGCGCGTTCGCCCTCCTTGCCGCCCTTCTTTGCCGCCATATCGAGTTTCTTGGCCGGGATTTTCTTGTCGGGAGCGACGCCGAGTTCCTTATGCAGCGCGCCGGGGTGCTTCACGGCAGATTTGATCCAGTTTCCGCCGCCGGACTTGCGCGCGGCGCGGCCACCATCGCACTTTGCTGCCTTCCCGCCGCCTTTTCGCATCATCGGTGACATTCCAGGGCGAATCGCGACCGGACTTGAGCCTTGCGCCTGTCCGCCAGCCTGCGGCGCCATATACGGGGAGGCCGCGCCTTGCATCGGTCCGCCCATGAACTTCCGAGCCCGCGCGCGGCCATCGGTAACGACTCCGCCGCGCTTGAATCCACCGTCGTGCTTGATGCCGTCGCGATCTTCGTTCGCCGCTTTCACGTCGCGATTGATGTACTCTGACGCCGACATGCCGCCAGACGCGCGGGGCTTTCGATCTGCGCGCATGGCGGCCTTGTCACCCGCGACTTTGCCCCCCGAACGGTATTTGTTGCGCGAAATGGGGCGAAGGCCGGTCTGAATATTGGCGTTCAAGGGTTCCGGTGGCCGGTAGCCGGACGCATCGACGGGCTTTGACGGATCCGCGCCGACCATGCTGCGCGCCTTGTTGCGCGAGGCGGTACGGGTGCGTTTGGCGCGTTCAGCGCTCAAGTCAGGTGTCCGTGAAGTGTGGCACGCATCGGAATCTATTCCGGTTTCAATCCCGCGTCAACCTGCTTGATGATCTTGACCGCTTTCGTCCCGGCGCCGGCCGTGTCTTTAGGCTCCATGATGACTTCCTTGGCGACGTCCAGGGCGGCATCCTGCACCCGCGCCGCATCGTCGCGCTCGCGGTTTTGCTGCTCCATCCGCGCTTGAGATTCTTTGAGCGCCACATCGCGCTCGCGCGTGTTCGCATCCTTAACAATTGCCTGCGCCTTGGCGATATCGAGCACGGATTCTTGCGGCTCAGTCTCCGGTGCGGTCGGCGCAACTCCAGCGGCTTCGGTTTTCGGCGCGTAGTGTCCGAGTCCCAATTCCTTCGCCTGCTGGTCTTTCATCTTTGCCGTCGCCTCGTCGGCGCGCGCATTTGCCTCGGTGATTTTTGCTTGGGCCGCAGCCGCGTCGTTCTTCATTTGCTCCTGCAACTGCTGCAACTGCGGCGGCGGGGCGGCGCGAGCTGCGGGCGGAACAAAGAATTCCTCCGGGTTCGGCCAGCCAATCGCCGCGAGCGCCGCGGTGTCGACCTTGATCGGATCGTACAGGTTTGGGGATTGCCCCTGGAGCTGCTTCAAGGCCATGACTTTCATCAGCCGCTGGCCGGAGGATGAGGTATTCGGATCCGCTTGCGGCACGAGATTGCAGTTATCGAGCGACTGAAGGAACTTCGCCTTATCGAGCGGGGTTTTGCGCGACTGGCAGCTTCGGCACATCGCGGCCAAGAATTCGTCGATGTTGTCGCGGATCACCTGTTTAAGTAACTTAAATTCCTCAGCTTGAGCGGCGTGCATGCGCTTATGCACGGCGTTCATGACCTTGATCGCCTGGTCGATCATCGCCATGACGGTGCCGACGGGCACATCCGCGCGCCCTTCGCCCACCTGTACTTCGGCGGTGCCGCCGATGCGCCGGCCGGTTTCGGCCATGTCGCCAACCAAATCCATTAACGGCGGCATCTGCGCGGTGTTGTAGGGGAGCGCCATCGCGGCATCGCGTATCGAGCCGCCTTGGGTGTCCATCTGAAAACCCGAACCCGGCGCGACTCGCATCACGTTCGTGTTCTGCCGGGTGCCAGATTTCGAGACGATGAATCCAGGGAAATTCGCGAACATGCCGTTGTCGAGCATCAGCCGCCACGCTGCGGTAATCGCATTTGTGGTGTTGCCCAAGATATGCAGCAAGCCGATATCGTAGAAACCCAATCCGGGAACGAACGGGAATTTCACAAACCGTTTCTTCGCGACCGGCAATTCCTCGGTCTTATCGAAATTCCGCACCACCGAAAGCACCTGGCGCGATGACACATCGATTGTCACCACATACGGAATTTGCAACCCGCTGATTTTCCCCTTGTGCTTGTGCTCGAACCCAGCGATATCCAACTCGCAGTAGCACTCGTAAATCTCCCGGTCCTGGTCGCGCGGCAGGCGCAGCGCATCGGGCTTTAGCCCCTGCTGCGCCTTTTTCTCCTGCTGCAAGGCATCGGGCGTCGGTGCAATCGGGTCGCTCAGCGACACATCGCGATACACATCCATGATCTGCAGCCGCTTCACGGTGGAGGGCTTCATCATGATCCGGTGCGTCAAGCGCGAGGCGTTCGCGATATCCGTCGCGGATTGATTGACGATCAAGTCCTCGGCATCCACCGACTCAGACACTGGGCGCGAGCGCAGCGGGCACTCGTAGACTTTCTTGAAGCCATCCCCGCCGAAGCCAGCCATGAAAAGCATTCGATCCGTGTCCGGGTAATACTCGGTCGCTACCACGGTCAGATAGTGATTCATATCCTGCTGCAAATCGTTCGCCGACTGATCCTCGGGTAAATCCGGGCGCGTATCATCGTTGCGGATTTTTACAGGCCCATCGGTCGGTAAGAATTCAGACCGCGCGTTCGCGTTGAATCGCACCACGGCTTCGAGCAAGAGCGGATGGCGCACCTTCGACATGCCCTCAACGGGCGCCCCATCGGTGCCACCTTGGGTGCTGGGGAGTTCGATTTTAAGGCCCAGGAGTTTTAACCCCAGCGCGCGATCCTCGATCCACTCCTTGCGGCTCTGTAAATCATCATCGATCCCTTGCAGCAATTCATCCGTGATGCGCCCCAGCTCGCTATCACCGATGCGCGAGCACAGGTTATCGAACCATTCCTCGGCCGCGTTCGCAGCCTTCGCTTCCTCAATCGGCTTGCCGTCTAAGGTCAGTGTGATCGCCCCGTCAGCGTGTTCTATGGTGAGCAGCGCGCCTTTTTCGTCGAACTGCGGGCGGTCCACACTGTCATCGTCGCTTTGGATGATGACGGTCGCCGGGCCCTCATCGGTCGGAATGAGCCCTCCGTGGACAGCGCCGTTCGAGCCGATCAATGCAGACTCCGGCGATGCATTTCCTCGGTGAACCGGCGCATGCCCTCTTGCGCGGCTAAGGCATCGGTCTTGGCGACGATTTCATACACCCGCCGCTGCTGGTATGGCGCCTCGACGCCAAACACCGTCACCTGAAACCTAAACGGGCGCTCGTAGGTCGATATCAGGTCGACAATTGCCTGCGCCTTCACGAAAGGCGTCTGGATCAGGCCATTGGATGCGCGAAACGTCACGCAAGCGCTTATACCACGGGAGCCATCACACCGCATAGAGCGGCGATTCGCGCGCCTTGTAGGCGAGGGCTTCTTCGATCTCCTTGGCGCGCTCCGGCATCCGGGTAAGCATGCCGCAGTCGCGTAGGTGGCGCAGCCCCATCGACGTGCAGTCCACGTACTCGTCGTGTTTGCCTTTCGGGAATCTGCCAACCTCGTCGATAACCGCTTGCGCCCAGATTCTATCCGGCGCATAGACATACCCTTCCGCAAACAAGTGCTGCACCGAATACAGCCGCGCCGTTTTGTCCTGGCTCTTGGGGTCAAATAGCTGAACCGCAAACCGCTCGTTCGAGTACAGACGCCTGATTTCTTGAGCTACCGAAATACCCGACGCTTTGTTTTCAATCATCAGCATGTCAATGCGAAAATCCTTCGCTGTCTTGGCAACTTCCTCGACGAGCGCGTGCAACTCTAGTCTTGCCTTCCACGCGAACATAAGGACAGCTCGCGGGGCCATCTGCATCGACGGCTCATATTGACCGGTGCCTTTTGCCATGGGGTTCCCGTTGCGATCAAGGAACCGCGACACGCCGCCACCAGCATCTCCGGTGTAGACACCCCACACCAACATACCGGACGGGTCGTTCAGTTTATCTTCCGTGTAAGCGGTGTCGAGCATCGCGCACACGTAGTCAAAGTTTTCGTAGACTGGTGATTCCCACAATCGCCACCACTCTTTTTTGATGATTCCTCCGCCCGCCGGCTCTGGGCGCTGTTGGATTTGTCCCGCAAAAATAAAAGGGCCCATCGTCTTTTCCAAACGATCAAGTGCTTCTCCGCTGAATCGTTCGGGCCACAAAAGTTCGCCAGATTTTGTGCGTGGGTCTTTCCAGCCAATGGTAGTGATAAACGAGCGCTCGGGCTCGTATCGGCCAGGGAGACATAGGTGCGTCCAGCCTTCCAATTCCGTCTCAAGGATGTGTCCAGTTAGGTCATTTTCCGCGAGGCGCTGCTGAATGACGACTATAGCCGACAGCGCTAAATCGTTGGGGCGCGTCGGCAGAGTGCTTCGCCACCATTCCACAGTATTTTCTATCGTGGCTTCGCTGGATACTTCGTTTGCGGCGTTCGGGTCATCGATACAAATGATGTTGCCGCCTTCGCCGGTGACTCCTGAGCCGATAGACGTGATTAACCTTTCGCCGTGCTGATCGTTGGAAAATCTCGATTTGGTATTATTATCGCTCGTCAATCGGAAGTTTTGCGCCCAGAATTGCTGGTACCAGGGCGATTCAATCAACCGCCGACATTTCACCGAATCTCGCAACGAGAGTTTGTCCGAGTAACTAGCGTACAGGAACGGCACCCCTGGTCCGCTCGTGTGAGTGTGCTCAGGCTGCGCCCACGTCCACGCGGGGAAAGCGACCGACGTACAACTAGATTTTCCGATCCGCGGTGGGCAGTTTATTATGAGCCGCTTTATTTGCCCATCGACAACAGCCTGCAGATGTTCACAGATTGCTTCGATTGCCCAGGAGTCTTTCCACGCACTGGGATCTATGAATCGCCACGCGGCTTTGTAGAACTCGTACAGACTCTGTTCATACTCAGTGCGATCCAAATCCAGCAACTGCCGCCGTGGGTCGATACTGGATAGGTCGGGAAGCGCCATTCGCGCGAGTATAGACGCACGCCCAAGCGATGCGCTACATTCGCCCTTCGCCAGCGATTCCTGCCAACCCCCTTCAAGCTGGCACTAGCGCCCGGGGTTCATCCCATCCCGGGCGCTTATTTTTCAGCGGCGTCGCGCTTGGCGTCTCAAATCGTGGAAGTTGCCTGAGCCATGATCCTCTGGTGCCATTGGCACTGGCGGCCGGCTCGCGAGAACCGAATCGACGGTCTTGCCGTCCTCGGTCATCACGTACACCCGATCTACCTGGCATGATCCGGGTTCTGTGCCCGCGCCTTCGGAAATACCAACGTAAATGGCCGTGACAAACTCGGCGTCTGAGTTGTCATACATGCGGACGACTTTCTGGGGGTCAGTACTCGCGCTGGGTACGCTCGGATGGCGCCAGTTCTCCACGCGCACGCGCTCGCACTGGAACAAACGATACGAGGAATCCCACGACACGGCTTTCACGATGAACATGATTGATCTCCTGCTTGTTACTACGGCCTACTACTGCGGGAGAATATGCGCCGAGGCGCGAATCAAATCAAGGGGCCGCAAAACGCGGCCCCTTGCGCTTACTTCACCGTGTAGGCAGCGCCTGCCGATGCGCCTTCCGGAGTCGTCAGAACGACTGGGCCCGTGGTCGCGTTCGTCGGCACGGTCGCGGTCGCTGCGGTGTCGCTCGACACCTTGAAGCCTGCGGCCGATACGCCGTTGAACGAAACGGCAGTTGCACCCGTGAAGCCTGAGCCTGCGAGAGCAACGCTCGAGCCGATGGAGCCTGAGGTCGGGGAAAGCGAGGAAATGGATGGGTTGGACATGAGAAAACTCCTTGTGTGAGGTCGCAGCCGTTTTACACTATGCGAGGAGGTTTCCCTGTCAGCGTTCGGCTGACTCCGCTGTCGGTCATTCGGACGACTCGCCTTCCTCCGGTTCGTCCTGGCGCAGCAACTGGCGCTCGCAAATCTGGCGCAGCGCTTCGCGATCCTCCGGCGTGAGCTTCGAGGAATCAATCACCGGAGGGCCGTCATCGGGTTTGTCGACCTTGATGCGCTGAGCTGGCGGAATCCACTCCGGCCCACCGCGCCGATCTAGGATTTGCATCGCAAGGCGCCCGGCGTTCGGGTCCGTCTCCGAGGTCGCAATCCGCAGCGCGTTCTTCGCAACGTTCGATATTATCTCGAATGACCCCACCTCGTAGTCCTCACCGTAGTGATTGACGAAGGAAGTCTGCGAGAGGCGCAGCATCCGCGCGCACACGGCGGGTTTCATTCCAAACGCGCCCCACTCGCGCACCATGGCCGCGAAGGCGGGAATCGGATGTTCCTCCCCGTTCATCAGCCGGTCAATGCGCGCGAGATACCCTTCCTCGATCGCGCGCACTCTCTGAGCCCACCACGTCGCAAGCTGCTCGCGCTCGGCGCCCTTGGCATCGGCGACGGCGGGCATGCCGGCGGGGACTTTTTTAGCGCGGGGCATCGTCCATTGCATCCATGACGACTTCGATAACCTTCGTCACAGCCGCCAACTTCGCCTCGTCTATGAGGCCCTTCCCGCACCATGGGCAGAATCGAAACGGCATGCCCGTATAACCGCCATGATGAGGATTGCGCGCAGCCTGCAGCATGATCGGCGCGTTGACTTTCGGTAGATTTTCGAGCCAGTCGGCGCAGGAACACTCGCTCACGCCAGCACCTTTTCCCGCGCCGCGCGCGTGCCTTTCTTCGGAGGCAGCGGCGCCCTGACGTCGTAGCCCCCAGCCGTCCCGACCGTGCGCGCCCACTTCCCCCGCCGCTTGAGCAACCCGGCGACGTACTCGCTCACCGTCATCTCGCATTCCCACGCTTCGGCTTGAAGTTCTGCGAGAAGCCCAGGCGTGACGCGCACGGTGAGCACTTCGGTGTGAGTTAGACGGCGGGGCATGCAAGCGGCCCTTCGTAATACGATTCTTTCGCACAGAACCACTCTCCGCCGATGATTTCGAAGCGGCCGGAGCGATCAAACGGCGACGTTACACTTGACAAACCAGACCGATAGGCGCATGCTTCTCCCATACCGGAGAAACAGCCATGAACGCCAATCTGAACGCCCCCCAGTACAAAGACGAAAATGCCGCCTACGCCTACGTAGAGGCACACTTGTGGCCGCAAGGTCCGGTCTGCCCGCACTGCGGTAATTGCGACCAGGCGCGCATTCGTAAGCTGGCTGGCAAGAGCACTCGCCCAGGACTGCGTAAGTGCAATGAGTGCCGCAAGCAGTTCACCGTCAAGGTGGGAACCATTTTCGAGGACAGCCATGTCCCGATGACCCATTGGCTCCAGGCGATCTATCTCATGTGCGCTAGCAAGAAGGGGATCAGCACCCGCCAATTGCAGCGCATGCTCGGCGGCAGCATGAAAACCGCGTGGTTCATCGGACATCGGATTCGCCATGCGATGGCCCCTAATGGCTTCCCTGGCAAGGTGGGCGGCTTTGGTAAGACCGTAGAGGCCGACGAAACCTATCTCGGGAAGTCGCGCAAAACCCGCAAGCCTGCCGGCCAGAAGCGCTACGCGCATCCTCAGCCGCTGGTGTTCTCCCTGGTCGAGCGTGGCGGCAACATTCGGTCGATGTACCTTGATCACCGGAACATCCGCCAGGCGTTGCACAATCACTTTGACCGCGAGAGCCGACTCGTAACCGACGGCTCTGTGAGCTATCGCTACGAAGTGCCGAATCATGAGTGGGTAGATCATCGCAGCGGCGAATACGTGCGCGGCGACGTTCACACCAATACCCTTGAGGGGTTTTTCAGCATCTTCAAGCGCGGCTTGGTTGGCGTGTACCAGCACATGGACAACAAGCACCTGGACCGCTACCTGGCTGAATTCGACTTCCGCATGAACACTCGCGAGAAACTTGGGATCAACGATGCGCAGCGCACTGGCCTTGCGGTCAAGGGCTTCGCTGGCAAGCGGCTCACCTATCAAACAGCTAACTAAGGGGAAGCGGTTAGCCGTCATTGCGCAGCTAGCCTTTGAGTGGATGAGCAAACGAGATAGGCGACAGTAGCGTTCAATGGAACTTCTTCATAAATTCTTTGAACTTCTGAAAGTGCCGATTAGGGCGATTATTGGCGCCTTTGTCGTGGACGCGATTTTGATCTTCGCTCCTGATTCCTTTTTGCAGCCGCTCGGGGTGTTGCAATACAGGGAGAAAGGTAAACCTTACTTTGGCTGGCTGCTCGCACTTCTCAGCGTATGGATTGTTGCTGCCATCGCTGGCGCAATCGAAGATAAAATCAAGAGTTACTTTTTCTTGCGTGCCAGAAAGAAGCGCCTCACGGTCCTTACGACTGAGGAAAAGAACGTCCTCCGGCGCTATATTGAAGGCAAAACTCGGTCTCAATACCTGGATATTGGCTCGCCGCTCGTTCATGGGCTGGAGGATGAAGGGATCATTTATCGAGCTACTGGTATGAGCAGCCCGATGCATGGATTCGGCGCGTTCGGCTACAACATTCAGCCCTGGGCATGGGAATATCTGAATGAGCATCGTGATCTTTTGAGCAATCATGTCGGCGATACACGCGTGAGGTAAACCTCCATGCCGAAGAAGTCAGTAAAATCTAAGCGGATAACTCCACAAGAACGGCATGAGCGGTTCAAGGCAATGGCTAAGGAAGTCGAGGCCGACGAATCACCTGATGCGTTAGATAAAGCATTTAAGAAATTGGATCCGCGGTCAGTCACTGGCTCTCACTCACGTAGCCGTAAATAACTGAATGCCGCCCTTCGTTTTCCGAAGAGTCCACCCGTGCGGGTGTCGATCCTTCACGATGCCTAACTGCTCGTAATTCCAGATAAAGCCTTGTGGCTGGTTCGCCTCGCGCAGGGCGATAAAACTTCTCCGATTGCGGAAAGGGCGCCCTTTCTCTTCCGCGAAACTTTTGGCCCAACCGTCGAAATTGCGCACCCAATCTATTTTGGCCTCGTGACCTTTCAGTTGAATCCAAGGCTTAGTGTCGATGCACGTCTTGCGCATCTCCCATGACAGCCAATCTGCGGCCTGCATGGGTAGGATGTTTCGCCAGGATTCAGTTTTTTCTAGGGGATATATGCTCAGGAATGGGTCGTATTTATCTCCCGGCTCCGCCTGCGCGGAGATATCCGTTTGCAAATACCCCTTCCCCAACCTAATCGCCCGGTCGGCTTGTTCAAACTTATCGAAAATTGCCTCTATCTCACCTCTGGGAAACTGGAATTGAAGGGCAAGCAGGCAGCCATACACGCCAAGAGCTAAGGCGTTCAAGCGTAGTCCGTGATCCGCATTGAACCGCTTTAGGTCATCCAAAAGGATCGTGGTTTGAGTGCAGAATTTCGTATGATCCCTTATGACTTTGACCAAACTGCGGAAAAAGGCTTCCTCTGCTTTGGGATCGTCCTTGAGGTGTTTGTATATGCCCTCCGTATCCCAAAATTCCTTCATGTGAAGGTAATCGACTTTGGCGATGTCTAGGATTTGCTTCCAATCCGTCTCGAATCGTCCCCACGAGTCAACGTCTGACAGATAGCCACCAACGGTCAGTAGCGTCGGCCTATTGGCGTCATCGAAGGCCATGCTGTCGTCAAAATAGGCTTTCAGGACTGCCATAAGCGCCCCCGGTAAAGGGTTTGGGTATACGGACAGGCTGCGCATGGAGTAGCTCATGGGTCAGCCCCCCACCGAGTATACGCTTTTGAAGTTTGTGAAGTGTAACATCGCCGATTGAATTCTTGACTGTATATTCGTACAGTATGAGTTATGCAGCCGCCGATCAAAGGCCGGGGTACCGCGGATAACCGGGAAGGCCGTTT